ATTTTGCGTTAATGCAACATCATAAATATTCTTTAACAGAATTAGGTAATATGCTACCGTGGGAAAGGGAGATATATGTGAACTTGTTGATTGCATATATTAAGGACGAAAAAGAAAAAGCTAGAGAGAGGGCTCAGAGAAGCAAATAAAATGGCAGACGATTTAATTAAAGTAAAAAAGACAACCGAAGAATACGAAGTATCAAAGAGTGACCTTATTCCTGATTCAGGAGAGGAAGCACCTACTTGGTATAATAAAACGGCAGGTCTATTAGACAAGTTTAGGGTCATACCTAGATTGGTGATGTTGGCATATATCTATGCATTTTATAAATCAGTAACTTGGTTTATGACATTACCTGACCCAACGAATTCTCAAGCAATGTATATATCAACCATAGTTGGTGCTGGCGCTGCCTTCTTTGGATTATATGTTGGTAAACCAGGCGCTAAAATACCTAGTAACAAAAAGTAATTAAATGGCAGAGAATAAAGGTAAAACTAAAGGTTCAATAATAGCAGCCGTACAATCGGCTCAAATAGCAGTTGGTTCGGCATTAAAAGGCGGAGCGGCCGCTGTTGCAGGTGGTGGTGACGCTACTGGAGCCCAAACAATACCTTTATTAGAAGATTTAAGAGATATTGCTAATACACACAATAGTAATACAAAGAGCGTATTCAGTATTCTTAAAGAAATGTTTGTCTTTGATAAAGACGCAGCTAGACGGCTTAGAGACCAACAAGCTGAGTTAATGAAAGAAAAAGACAAGGGTGGTGGTCCGTCAGTTGTTCAGGACATAAAAGAAGGCAAAAGAGAAATGGGTGTTCCTAAATTGGTTGGATTAGGAGCAGGTTTAATTGCATTAGCAGCCTTTATGAAAGAAATCAATATGGATGCCATATTGAGATTGCCACAACAAGTTAAATCAATTAAAGGTATTGCGACCTTTGTAACAGGTGTTACAAAACTTGGTACATTAGGTTTAGGTGCTAGATTTATAGATACAGCAACAGATAGTCTTAAACTATTTAAAACAAATTTCATTACAAGATTAGATGATTTAAAAATACTTGCAAAAAGTAAATTTGCTGGTATTAAATTTCCATCATTTTTAGGTTTAACAGATGAAATTAAAAAGTTAAATTTTGTTACACACATTAGAGAATCAAAAGCATTTAAGAATTCAGTATCAGCATTAAAAGGTATTAAAACAGGTATTGCTGGAGTAATAACTCCTATGACTAGTGCTTTTCAATCAGTATTTGGTGGCGGTGCAGCTGCTGGTCCTGCCGGTGCTGGAGGCGCTAGTTCAGGAGCATTAGGTAAAATATTAGCACCATTGAAAGCAATCGGTAAAGTCATTGGTAAATTATTCTTGCCTATTACATTGATTATGGGAATATTTGATGGTTACCAAGGTTTTATGGAAGAGTTTGAAAAAGAGGGAAGTATTATTGACGGTATCAGAGGTGCAGTTACAGGTATTGTTGATGGATTTGTAGGTGGTTTAGTAAGATTAGTAACAGATGTAATTGGTTGGATGTTAGAGAAGTTAGGCCTTGAACATATGGCTGACTTGATTACACAATTTGGTAAAGACGCCACAGCTGCATTTTCAACTGCCGTTGGTGGACTAGTTGACATTGTAACAGGTATATTTACATTAGATTTGGAAAGAATTTGGGGTGGTATCAAAGGTTTGGTTGGCGGTACAGCAAATTTCTTATTTGACACATTGACATTACCACTTAATGCAATGATTAACTTTACTAAAGATTTATTTAAATGGGGAGACCCCGATAAACCATTTGTTTTAAAAGATTTTATTTTTGGAGGTCCTACAAATGAAGGCGAAGGCCTTATACCAAAATTAAAGAATTGGTTTAAAGGTTTATTTTCATTTGATGTTACAGCAATAAAAGAAAAATTATTTGATATGGGTAAAACATTTAAAGCAATTGTAGCTGCTAGTGCGGCTGCTGTTAAGGCAGGTTGGCCAGGTGGTGAATCACCGTCAGAGGCATACAAAAGAGTTTTTGAAGAAATGACCAAAGGTGGAACAGCAACTGAAACTAAAGCAGATGGTACTGAAATTGCTAAATCAGTTGTAACAGATGTTGAAGGTAATTCAACAGAAACAAATTATAAAACTGAAACAATTAATAATGCTGGTAATACACAAGAAGGTAATGTTACATATGTTGACAATTCAGCAAAAAATGTAAGTAATGTTTCTTCAACTAAAAATGAACAATTTAACGGCAATTTAATGACAGCAACAGACGGATATTGGATTACGGTAGACGGTCAACAATATTATGTGAATGGTTAATATTTACCTAAATCTTTTTCAGTAATCAATTTAAATTTCATATTCATATCATCACAATACTTCCTAGCGGCTTGCCATTTAGCTTGGTTCTTGATATAGTTAAATGACTCACGCATATAAGATTTAGTTTTTCGTTTAGGTGTTTTAGGTTTTTCTATTTGCCTTGATGGCTTTATTTCAATTATAAACTTATCATCATTTGTAGTTTTTATAATAAAATCTGGAAAGTATCTGTGATATTTTTTATCTAGTGGATTATAGTATCTAATAGGCAATTCTTCACTTGCCCAATTTAATATATCATCATTAAGGTCACAATAACGCATAAAGCGTCTTTCTAATAATGAACGATATACTATCTGCTTGGTATTACCAACATATTTCTTTGGATTGGTTGGTCTATATAATCCTTTGTAACTCTTTCTCATATTGTACCTATAATCTATATAAATATTACTAATAAAGGTATTTATTAAATGTGGAAATCACTTAAAAATCATATAGCAAACAAAGCAATGGGTATGGCAATGGGTCATATCACTAGTGCCTTTGCAGCTGGAGCTAATCCAAAAGACGCAGGTAAAGTAGCTGCTAAATTGTTAAAGAAAGGACCGTTTGATATACCAGATAGTCCTAGTGCCAAACTCAGAGAAAATCCATTACAATTTAGTCCTGTACAATATCCATTAGATTTAGGTTCAAATGAATTAGGTCATTACATATTATTTGAATCAGGATTTGTAGGTTATAGTCCACAAACAAGTACCTTTGACACATATGTGGACACGGTGCCAATAAGAGGTAATCCTCATAGTGATACCGACAAAGGCGCAGTTAAAAAGGTTGTTAAACCTTTTAAAAAGGAAAAACTTACAGCAAAAACACCATCACATTCTATTACAACATCAGGTATTGCATTATACATGCCACCTAGTGCAAAGGCAAGCTATAAACAAACATATGATAGTGATACTGCTGGTATGGCAGGTGATTTGGAAGTAGGTTGGGCAGGTGTTAAAGGCGCTGAAGGTGCGGCTGCTAAGATTGAGGCAGGCCTTAGAGGTGTAGTTAGTCCAGGTCTTAGAAAGGCAAAACAAATTTTAGGTGATTTCATATCACTTGCAGGTGCAGGTGACCCGGTGAGATTTGCAGCTAAGAGAGCTGGTGTTGCTATTAACCCTAGAAATGAAATGTTTTATAGCTCTCCAGAGATGAGAAATTTTGATTTTACATTTGATTTTTGGCCAAGAAATCCAAAAGAGGCAGAGGCAGTTGAAAAGATAATTTCAATATTTAAATATAATTCGGCACCAGGTTTCCAAGATGGTACATTAGGTGGTGTATTTACAATACCAAATTATTGGAAAATAAGTTACATGCATAATTCAGCAAGAAATTCTAAATTGAATAGAATTGGTGCCTGTTATTGTACAGGTGTTGATGTTGATTATTCTCCAGATGGACAATGGTCAACAACCGAAGATGGTACACCTATTCACACAAGATTAACGGTGACATTTGTTGAAGATAGAATTATTACTAAAAGAGATATTGAGGCAGGTGCTTAATGAGTAAATACTTTGACGCATTTCCTAGAATGAATTATAACCTATCTGGTGTGGGCGATAATACAAAATTGGTAACTGATATTTTCAGACGAGTAAAAGTTAGAAGTAAAATAAAGGACAATGTTTCTATGCTTGATAGATATGATGTACACGAAGGAGAAAGACCCGAAGATGTTGCATATAAGGCCTATGGTAGTACAGATTATTTTTGGGTTGTAACACTATTGAATAACATTGTCAATAGATATTATGATTGGCCGTTAGATGAATATGTATTCCAACAATATTGTAAGGACAAATATGACAATGCTGAAGGCATACACCATTATGAGAGAACACAGGATAGTGGACCTCAAACAGGTAATGGACCGGCAGATTATTCACATAAATTGGAGTGTAATAGTACAGAAGCAGGGGCTGAGGCAGTATCCAATATTCAATACGAAAGAAGATTACAAGATAAGAAAAGACAAATTCAGATATTGTTACCAGAATATTTACCGGCAGTTGAAGATGAATTTATTAAATTAGTAAGAAGATAATGACATGGCAGACCTTGAAAAAGATATATTAGACAGAGTTGGTAAGTATAATCTAAACGAACTCACAATAATTTCCTACAGACAAGACGAAGAAGAATCAGCACCTAAATTTATTGACATAAAAGGTATTACCTTAACAATGTCAATCAATGAGGATATATTCCACAATAATTTACAAGGTGTTGTGACCGTATATGATATGCAGGATATCAGGTCATTATTACCATTAACAGGCCTTGAAAGATTATCATTAAGTTTTAATACACCAGGATTTTCAGGCTATGATTTTACCGAAGATAACGGTACACCATTCCAAATATATAAGGTTGACCGAATTAAAAGAGATAGAGAAAATGATAAAGGTCAATTATATAAAATATATTTCTGTTCTCCTGAAATGTATAACAACCAAATCTCTACTGTATCCAGAGCATACTCAGGTCCGGTAGAAAAGGCAGTAGAGGATATATTACGCTCTAAGAATTACCTTGACTCAAAAAAAGATTTATTCATAGAAGACACAAAAACAAATGCCAAATATGTGGTGCCTAGTTTAAAACCTTTTGGTTGTATTAATTACCTTTCAAGTCAGGCCATTTCAGGTAAATATAATAACGCAGGTTATTTGTTCTATGAAACAGCAAGAGGTTTCCACTTTAGAAGTTTAGAATCCATGTTGGCCATGGGTGGTTCGGTGGGCAGACCTACTAGATGGAATTTCAATACTAAAATAGTAAATGTCCAAGATGGTAAGAAGGAAGAGATTAAGAACATTGCTCGTAGAATGGAGACCATTATTCATTACGAATTTTATAAACCTGTGGACATATTAAGTAATTTGGTTAATGGATTTTATGCCAATCAGGTAATAGCCCATGACGCATTTAATAAGACATTGACTACAACCAATTTCAATTATAAAGATAATTACAGTAAAAATTTCCATTTAGAAACAACAGGTGATGAACAAGACGAATTTAAAATGATAATGCCTATTGCCGAATTGAATGATACCGGTGGTGCCTTATATGAAAGGCCGGAACAAAAGAAAATGGTGGTAACCGAAACTAGTAAAGTCCATAATGATTACGAATTTACATCAACGAGTGGTACATTAGGTAAGAGAATATCCCAAAAACATGGATATACCAATATGAATATGGCCATGTTGGTCTATGGGAATACCAGTCTGAACGCAGGAGATGTAATCGCTTTCTCTTCTCCACTACTACAACCAGGAGAAGATATAATTCCTAGCCCTTATACGACTGGAAGATACTTGATTATGTCTTTAAAACATACCATATCAGTAGAGACCAATACGCATGAAATGGTGCTTAGGTGCTTCAAGGATAGCGTTAGGACGCCATATCCGTCAGAGGAAGACGCATTAAAAGTAGGTAATGGAGATAGTAACAAGATTAATATATATGAGATGGATGGCAGAGCATAATCAGAGAATCCGAGAGTCCGACGCTTAAGGAGAATGGCCAAGAGATGAGAATATGAGAGAATACAACGAATACATGCTACACAACTACCCACAAGGGAGAATTGTAGAGAA